AGCAAAAGCTCGCGCAGACCCATCCTGATTATGAGCAGGTGGTCCAAAACGAGGACTTTACGAACTGGGTGAAATCTTCACCGGTGCGTATTGGCCTTTATGCAAAAGCAGACGCAGAAGCGGATTTCGATGCGGCGAATGAGTTGCTGAGTACCTACAAGGAACTGCGTGGAGTTCGTACCAAGCAGGTGGAACAGCAGGCAACTGTCGCCCGCCAGCAGACGATGAAAGCCGCACAGGTCGACAGTGGGGGCACCGGGGAGAGTTCAAAGCGAGTTTACCGACGTGCTGACCTTATTCGGCTGAAAATGACCGACCCAGCCCGGTACGACGCGTTGTCTGATGAAATTATGGCGGCGTATGCAGAAGGGCGGGTCAAGTAACCTTTTGACCTTTAGGAGATAGACATGGCAACCGCATTTAACCCTACCAATAGCGTCACCACAACTACAGCAGCAACCTTTATTCCAGAAATTTGGAGTGATGAGATTGTTGCTGCCTACAAAAAGAACCTCGTCTTGGCCAATTTGGTCATGAAGATGAACTTCCGTGGCAAGAAGGGTGACACTGTTCATATCCCTGCACCGACCCGTGGCTCCGCATCGGCAAAAACTGCAACCAACGCAGTTACGCTGATCGCTGCAACTGAGTCCGAAGTCCAAGTGTCGATCAACAAGCACTATGAGTACAGCCGTCTGATCGAAGACATCGTCGAAGCGCAAGCCCTGAACAGCCTGCGTCAGTTTTATACCTCGGACGCGGGTTACGCTCTGGCTCGCCAGGTTGACACTGATCTGGTGCAGCTGGGCCGCGCATTCAATGGCGCAACCGTTGGTACCGACGACTATGCAACTTCGGCGGCAACTACTAAAGCCTTTATCGGTTCGGATGGCACGACTGCATACAACTCGACTTCGTCGAATGCAGCAGCACTGACCGACGCTGCTATCCGCCGCACAATTCAGCGTCTAGATGACAACGACACCCCGATGGACGGCCGTTTCTTTATCATCCCGCCATCATCGCGTAATACCTTGATGGGTCTGGCTCGTTACACTGAACAAGCCTTCGTGGGTGACGGCAACGCCATTCGCAACGGCGAGATCGGCAACCTGTACGGTATCCCCGTGTTCGTGACTTCCAACGCCGACTTCGGCGCGGGTAATTCGGGCGCTGACCGTATCTGCCTGATGGGTCACCGTGACGCGATGGTGCTGGTGGAGCAGATGGCTGTTCGTTCGCAGACTCAGTACAAGCAGGAATACCTTGGTACCCTGTTTACTGCTGATACGCTGTACGGTGTTAAGGCAATGCGTACAGCAGCTAGTACGGGCGCTGCGACGTCGTCCTCGGCATTTGCTCTGGCAGTTCCGGCCTAATTAAATTCCCCCGGCCAATGGTCGGGGGATTTTCAACCTAATTAGGAGAACATCATGGCAAATGCAACTTCCGTGACCGTTCGTGCTGGCAATGACCAGTTTCGCGGTCTGTACACCAACACTTTTTTGGTACGCGCCACGCTAAACGCAGATAGTTTAGCTGACGGTGCTGGCGATACCGATACCGTGGCCGTCCCAGGCGTTGCCTTGGGCGACATGGTGCTAAGTGCTTCTCTAGCGGTTGATGTAGCCGGTCTGATTGTGACTGCTTACGTTAGCGCAGCTGACACCGTTAGCATCCGTTTCCAAAACGAAACCGGCGGCACTGTCGACTTGGCATCCGCCACGTTACGTTTGGTTGTCGTTCGTTCGTTGGCGTAATACCCAGGGGCTTCGGCCCCTGGTTTCACTTCTGGAGGCACCATGGTCGCAACATTCCGCTGTTTGCAAAGCGGGCAAACTGTTACGTTTACGCTCCAACACGACATTGACAGTATGAAGGGCCACGCTGGCTACGTTCGTATTGACGACGACGCGCCGGTCGAGGAATTACCACACCAAGTAGTCATGCGGCCGCCTGAAGTACCCCGGCGACCGGGACGACCAAGGAAGATGGAAAATGTCTGACATTGATCCAAGAGAGTTTGGCAAGTTGGAAGCCCAAGTCGAAGCCTTACAGAAGGAAGTCCATGCCCTGCGCGACGACGTCAAGCAGTTGCTGGAGATGGCCAACAAGTCCAAAGGCGGGCTTTGGGTGGGTATGTCGATTGCGTCCGCCGTTGGCGGCGTAATCACGTTTGTTGCAGATCGAGTCTTTTTTAAGGGGTGACATCATGCCAATAGTTGACGGAAAAAAGTACCCATACACGAAGAAAGGCAAGCAAGCTGCCGCTTCGGCCAAGATTAGCAAGTTGCGCAAAGAAGGCTATCCGCAGAAGCAAGCGGTGGCCATTGGTCTTAGCATGGCCGGCATGGCCAAGAAAAAGGCCAAGAAATGAAGCCCGGCCTGTACGCCAACATAAACGCCAAGCGTAAACGCATTGCCGCCGGATCGGGCGAGAAGATGCGTAAGCCTGGGTCTAAAGGTGCTCCGACTGCCGCCGCGTTTAAGGAGTCGGCCAAAACGGCTAAACCGAGGAAAAAATGAAGACTCCAGCCTGGCAGCGAAAAGCCGGTCAAAACCCAAAGGGCGGCTTGAACGCTACAGGCCGCGCGTCTTATAATGCAGCAACAGGGGGCGACCTCAAAGCGCCGGTCAAAGCCGGCGACAACCCACGACGAGCTTCTTTTCTCGCCAGGATGGGCAGTATGCCCGGCCCGGAATACAAAGATGGCAAGCCAACTCGGCTGTTGCTCTCTTTGAAAGCCTGGGGCGCATCATCCAAGGCGGATGCAAAGGCAAAAGCTAGCGCTATATCCGCAAGGAATAAGGCGAAGAGCAAATGACCTATTTAGAACTCGTCAACGATGTGCTGGTCCGCCTGCGAGAGCAGACGGTGACCACTGTCTCACTGACTACTTACTCCACGCTGATCGGTAAGTTTGTCAACGATGCCAAACGGCAAATTGAAGACGCTTACGATTGGAATGCGCTTGGCACGGAAGTCGACGTTACAACATCATCTGGTGTGTACGAGTATGCTTTGACTGGTGCCGGTCAAAAGTTTCGCGTGACCAGTGAGCCGCTAAATACCACGTCGAATGTTGTGATGCAGGTAATTCCTGTAGGCGACATGCGCCGCAAACAAAACTTGCTACCCATTGTCAACGCGGTGCCTACTCAATACTGCTTTGAAGGTGTAGACGGTAACGGCGACGCCAAAGTACAACTCTACGGCCGCCCAAATGGCGTGTACACCATTAAGTTTTTCTTAGCGGTTCCACAAGCTGCGCTGTCGTCGAATTCGACGTCGGTGTTGGTGCCGGATGTGCTGGTGGCGCAGAACGCTTACGCCAGAGCGTTGGTTGAGCGCGGCGAAGATGGCGGTCTAAATTCTTCGGAAGCATATGCGCTGTACAGAAGTATGCTGTCTGATTATATAGCGCTGGAAGCCACACGCTTTCCTGAGATGCAGGAGTTTGTGTCGACATGAGTCAAGCAATCCAAACGTACAGTATTTCAGCGCCAGGTTTTTACGGGCTGAATACACAAGATTCGCCGCTTGATTTAGCGGCGGGTTTTGCTTTGGACGCAATTAACTGCGTTATCGATCAGTACGGTCGCATTGGCGCACGCAAAGGTTGGGACAACTTAAACGCCAGCACAGGCAATCTTGGTTCCAATCCGATTGGTGTTCTCCACGAATTGGTGGTGGCGGACGGAACATATACGATACTATTTGCTGGCAACAATAAACTTTTTAAGTTGGACGGCAGTAATGCCGTGGTTGAGTTGACTTATGGGGGCGGGGGAACAGCACCAACAATTACGGCCAACAATTGGCAATGCGCGTCGCTTAACAACATCACTTATTTTTTTCAAAGTGGCCACGACCCACTAATTTACGATCCGACAGTTAGCACCACAACTTACCGTCGAGTAAGTGAAAAAACTGGCTATGCCGGAACGGTACCGTTGGGCGATATTTGTATTTCAGCTTATGGCCGGCTGTGGATTGCAAACACAACGACGGACAAACAGACCTTGACGTTTTCGGATCTAGTGTCTGGCCACGTTTACACCGGCGGATCGTCTGGCACGCTAAACGTTAACAGCGTCTGGCCAAACGGGCCGGATGAAATTACCGCATTGGCGGCGCATAACGGTTTTTTGTTTATCTTTGGTAAGCGCCAGATTCTGGTGTACCAAGGCGCTACTGCGCCGTCGACCATGTCGCTATATGACACGGTGATTGGTATTGGTTGCATTGCACGCGATTCGGTACAAGGCACGAATACGGATGTGGTGTTCTTGTCGAATAGCGGCGTGCGGTCGGTATTGCGCACGATTCAAGAAAAATCCGCGCCGTTTCGTGACTTGAGCAAGAACGTACGTAATGATTTGATGAATATCGTAGCGGGCGAAACAGCAGCTAACATCAAAGCAGTGTATTCGGAAGTTAACGCGTTTTATCTGTTGACGTTGCCATCTAACAAATCTGTCTATGTGTTTGATACACGCGGCACGCTACAAGACGGCGCATCAAGAGTAACGACTTGGACAAGTATCGAGCCTACTGCATTATTGGCGCGGCGTAATGGTGATTTGTTGATCGGCAAAACAGGTTACGTCGGTAAATATACGGGATACACCGACAATGGTGCGGTTTATCGTTTGCAGTATTTTACAAACCACGCAGATTTAGGCGATCAAAGTGTCACCTCTATTCTGAAAAGATTGTCGATTGTGGTGATTGGCGGAACGAACCAGTATGTCACCATGAAGTGGGGGTTTGATTTTACTGAAAACTATCTGTCGCAAAACGTACAGATCCCAAAGCAATCTGTAGCGGAGTATGGTGTAGCTGAATTTGGTGCTAACGGATCGCCGTTAGCTGAATACGCCGATGGCATCGCGCTTCAAACTTTGTACGCACAAGGCACTGGAGCGGGCAAGATTGTGCAGACAGGTTACGAAGCAGATATTGATAGTTCGGCGCTGTCTATTCAGCGCATTGAGATCCAAGCAAAGAATGGAAGGGTGTCATGACTAATTATGTTAAGAGTACGGACTTTGCCGCTAAAGATGCGCTGGCGTCTGGCAATGCAGGCAAAATCGTTAAGGGCACGGAGATTGACACCGAGTTCAATAACATTGCTACCGCAGTCGCCACCAAGGCCGACACCGCGTCACCAACATTTACTGGTACGCCTTCGCTGCCCACGGGTACGACGGGCGTTACCCAGTCGACATCGGACGACAGCACTAAATTAGCCACGACAGCGTTTGTGCAAGACATCGCGGACGCGATCAAGAACGCGCTGTATCCTGTAGGTTCTATCTACATTAACGCGACGAATAACACCAATCCGGGTACGTTATTAGGCTTTGGTACTTGGACAGCATTTGGTGCTGGTCGAGTCATGGTCGGTTTCAATAGCTCTGATCCGTTATTTGATACTGCTGAGGAAACTGGTGGTTCTAAGGATGCGATTGTTGTAAGTCATACGCATACAGCAACATCGTCTGTTACTGATCCGGGTCACACACATACTGTAAATAACACTGGTGGCGCTCATCATAGCCCATTGACTAACTCACCTGTAGCTGCTGGTTCTGGCTTTAATGGAGTATTAAACATGCTCACTGGTAGCATAACTACAGGGATTACTGTTTCAACATCTAACAGCACGACAGGTTCTAGCGGTACTAATGCTAACTTACAGCCTTACATTACTGTTTATATGTGGAAGCGGACTGCATGATTATTGATACGCTACCTGATCGGCAATTGATCCATCATTTTTCTGATGGGTTGTACGCCAAAGAGATTCGTGTACCGGCGGGCACTGCGATATTGAAGCATACGCATGATTTTAGTCACTTGTCGATTTTGGCTAAAGGTAAGGTAGCAGTATTGGTAGGTGACGATATTCAGATTGTTCACGCGCCAGCGTGTTTGGAAATTAAGGCAGGCGTCACGCATGGCGTGAAAGCTATTGATGATTGTGTTTGGTACTGCATCCACGCAACCGACGAGAAAGACCCGGCGAACGTGGACAACGTGTTGATTAAAGGAGAATGACATGCCTATCGTTGGCGCTTTAATAGGAGGCGGCCTTGGGCTACTAGGCAGTTCGATGCAGGCAAGCGCGACTAGACGCGCGGCTGAAGCGGGCGCTGCCGGAACTGTTGAAGCCGCGCGTATTGCTGCCGAAGAAGCACGTTTTCGCCCAATAGGCCTTACGACACGTTTAGGCCGCAGCCAATTTACGTTTAACCCGGAAGGACGTGTGTCGGGCGCAGGGTATGAACTATCGCCCGAACTACGCGCCTATCAAGACAGATTGTTGGAGTTGACTGGCGGTGTTGGGCTAGACGTTGCCGCCGCAGCACCAGGTCTATACGCGCCGATGCGAGACGCGGCGGGGCGGCTGTTTGCTTTAGGCGGCCAATATCTGTCTGAGTCTCCTGCTGACGTAGCGCAGCGTTATATGACGTCGCAACTCGACATCTTGGCGCCGCAACGTGAGCGCCAATTGGCCGCGCTGCGTAACCGTGCATATCAGACTGGCCGCGAAGGTTTATCGGTAGGCGCAACTGGTTTGCGTCCTGGCGGCGGTGAAGGGTTGCGTGCGACAAATCCTGAGATGGAAGCGTATTACAACGCAATTGCACAGCAAGATGCCGAACTAGCGCGACAAGCCCAGCAACGTGGTCAGCAAGATTTAGCCTTCGGCACCACGCTATTTGGCACAGGTGCTGGTTTGCTTGGCGGCTATGAACAAGGTTTGGTCGGTTCACTTGCACCGTACCAAAGTTATCTTGGTGGGGTAACCGGCCTAGAATCTATAGGTCAACAACCTCTAAGTTTAGGCGCGGCTTTAGGCGGCGGAAATACGGCGTCGGCA